CCGACTTTCCATTGAATAAGAAAATCACCAATAGCATCTTCGGAAGTGTCAATGATTGCGTTTAATGCTGTGTCGTCATAAAGAGTATTTGGAACGCCAAGTACGGCTCTTAACTGAGCTGCTGTTACTAATACTGGCATTTTATTTCCTCTCGTTTAGGGTGAGGGTGGCACAGGGGCGAACCACCCTCACGTTTAATTGTTTAAGGTTATGCAACCATAAACTTGTAAGAACCAGCTGCAATTTTTGTTGCAATAGCTCCATAGCCGTAATAGTTAACGTCAATTTGACCTGAACCAATTACGTTGGTGCGTAGGCTCAAACGTGGGCTTTCGTACCAGGTGTAAGCATCTGGGTTAATTACATACATTGAACCATCTGTGATAGTTGCGCTTCCAACGTTACGTGATACGTATAGGTCTAGTCCTGCTACGTTTCCTCGTAATGATTGTGGGCTTACTGCTCCACCAGCGTTTTGTGGGTTTGCTGCTGTGTAGATTGGGCGACCATTGTCGTTAAGTCCCATAATTGCACCCCAAGCTGCAGGTGAAACTAATAAGCTACGAGCAAAACCAAGTGAGTTGCTGTAAACAGAAGTTGCGCCATCTGCAACAAAGTCTAGAAGACCAGCTGCGTCAAGTGTTCTGTTTCCACCATCAGTACCACCATCAAATAGAGCTTGTACTACAGCTGTATCAGTTGCTTTAGCATAAGCAAATTCCATTTGGCGAACTAATTCGTCAAAGAATGCTGGTGAGCTTCTGTCTAACAATTCTACTGAGAATGTTTGTTGTCCAGCGAATTTACGAACGTTTACAGTAACAAAAGATGATGCTGTATCTGTTTCAGAAATTGTTGCTTCTTCAGCTGCGATTGCAACAGTTGGAGCAGTTGTAATCTTTGGAATTTCAAAAGTCATACCTGCTGGTGGCAAAGTTGCGCGAGAGATTGAGTCAATTGCGCCTCTTTCACCATTAGCAATTCCGTTAATAACTTCGGTTGTTTGTGGTGTTGGAATAAATCCTGCGTTGTTGGTAGTTGTGTCAGCTGCCATTACATATTGACGGCTGTCTTCGTTTCCAAGTGCTGCACGGATATTGTGTTCTAAGTAAGAAGCCTTTGAGTTGATTGGGCTTCTTGGTGCTGTGAAGATTGCAGGACGCATATTGCGTTCTTGGGCTTCAACAGCTGGGGCTGCAACTTCTGCTGCAACTTCCTCTACTACTTCTGGGGTAACTTCGTTTGACACGATAGTTTCCTCGCTTTCTGTTGGTTGTGAAATATCTGCGCTTGCAGCTACTTCGGTTATTTGGGCATATTCGCCAAATGCTGGGAATGTAACGTGTGAAACTTCTTTTAGAGTTGCTTCGTTAACAATTACTTGTTCACCTTTAGTTACATAGTCGTCAATCATTGCGCCTACGCTAAATCCGGTTCTTAAACCCTCTTGTGCTTCAGCTAATGCGTCGTCGCCTGCATTGGTTCTTGCTATTTTGAATGTTCCGACAATTCCTTTGTCGTCTTCTTCATATCTTGATAATTTACCAATTGGTCTAGTCATATCGTGCTCGGTAAAAAGTTTTATACCCTCACCGATTTTTAATGAGCCTTGTTGAAAAACAACGTCACCCATATTGGTATGTCCTACCTGACCAAAAGGAACAATAACGCCAGTTAATTCACGTTTTGATGAATTAGCTGCGATAATGTCGGTTGAGAATTTAATAAAGTTATTCATTTATCAAATCTTCCCTTTCTCTTGCTTCCTCTACTGTCATTACACCTAAAGGAATAAGTTTGCTGTAAATGTCTGCACGTTCTTGTGCGCTTGGTGAATAGAATTCTTCTAAATCGTATTTAACAACTGAACCACGTGGGGTTATGTCGTTATCACTTAGTCTTTGTGTAATACAAGTCATTAAAGGACGCAAAGATAAATCTATTAGGCTTCTTCTTTCGGCTGTGACGTTTGAATAAGTCATTGAACCACCTGCGTTACCACCTACGTAGTATTCAGGTAAATTACAAGCCCTAGCAATCTCAGAAGCCATATATTGACGTGCTTGGTTTAGCGTTAATTGTTCTGGGCTAAATCCTATGCTTTGAAAGTCGATTGTGTCGTTTACAAAGGCTGTGCCACGTGTTTGTCGTGCTTCTTTCCAAGAATTTAATAGGGCTGTAACTCTTTCGGCTGGCATTGGCAAGTTTGATTTCAACACAACGTTAGGTGTTGGTTCATCTGCAAATCTTTTAACTGCCTTTTCTAAAGCCAAAGCTGTTTGTATTGTTATTCCTGCTCTTACAAGTAATCCCTCGTCGTAACCAGTAAACGGAATTAAAGAACCTAAACCATTTTGAGGTACTACTGTGCCGTCGACGCTGTAATATCTAACGTTAAAGCCCTCTGCATCTAAAGTTCTTGTAACACGTGAAGTTGAAATCCATTCAGCTGACAAAGGTCGTCCGTCTGTGCCAAGTTCAAGTATTCTTAAATATCCTTGACCTGTAAATAATAAATCTTCTGCAAGAAATGTATATACAGATTGTCCAGTCATACGTGGGTCTGGTTGTCTGATAAAAGGTGGGGTCGCAACTCTGCTGTTGTTTGATTCGCGTCTAACTTCTAAAGGTAATGAACCGATAGTTGCACAAATAATGTTCCTGGCTCTAGCTACTGCTGGTACTTGCATAGCTTGTGCTCTGCTAATTGAGGATAAACCAAAATAGTCAAATGGTTGGGCGTATTGTTGGTAATTGTAGGGCGCTACTGCAGCATCTACTTTGTTTACGCTGTCGTCAGGTGTTACACCTAGAAGATTTTGAAAGAAGCCCATAACTTCTAATTCTTTACCAAATCGTTATAATAGTCAAGCACCTATGCAACTACAATGTCTTGGTTTGCACCACGTATGCCGTATTGTTCGGCTTTGAATACAGCTAGAACCATTGAGATAGCAGCTGTTGATTGTTGACGTCGCATAATATACCAAGCCCCAGACTCGTTTGCTTTTTTAATACAAGAATTAACGCTTGCTGTTAAATCAGGTTGATTACTATGAGCTAGTCTACCACCACTCATAGCCGACAATGTTGCATCACAAGCCTGGTAGTAGTCACTTCCTTTAATGACTTCAGCGTTTATGCCAGCTTGTCTTAGTTTGGCTACAACTGAGTCACCACTAAACCTATTAGCAACGATTGCTTCGGCGTTGTAATGTTTAGCCCACTCCGAAACACGTCCAGCAATAATCAAATCATCTATTGCGTATTCTGATTCAACACATTCCATAAGACCTACAGCTATTGAACCATCATCTAAGACTTGTGTTCCGGTTAAAGCCCAGCTTGTTCGTTCTGGTGATATTTCTAAACCTAACCAAGTTGGTCTATCTGGTTTGAGTTCAAGTATTGGTTGCATACAACTATTCCAAGAGCCAAGTGCCCAAGGGCTGTTCATTGTTGTTACCCACATACTTAAACATTCGGTCATAAAGACTTCTGTTGGGTCTGACATTCTGGCTTTGATTGCTGATATGTCAATAGTGCGACCTAGTGCAGGGTTTGCTTCTTTCCAGCCCTCTATGTCGTTTAGTTTTCTGTGTGGTGCTGCTGACCATTCTTGAAAGTTAATATCGTCTTCGGTATCTTTTTCGATTTTTTCTAAAGCACGCTGTCTGAGATTGTTTAGTACAACGCTTTGGTGGTCACCTGCGTTACTGATAAAGAACCCTTGAGAATTAGGGCGTGCTTGCATTGTATAAGCAAGAGCTGAGTATGCGTCAAAGTTTTTATGTTGTCTTACTTCGTCCAGGTAAACTACGTCTGAGGATAAACCTCTAGCTGCGCCTGCTGTTGGTGCAATAATCTTGTATCTACAACCTGTCCCTTTAATTTCTATTTCTTCTCGACCATTAGCTCTTGTAATGTGTTTAACTTTACGTCGAAGCCAATCAAAGTTATCTACAACTTCTACAACTTGTCTAAATGTCTCAAGTGAAAGGTCTCGGTTTTGAGCTGTGGCTACTTGTAGTTTCTCATCCCATAGGTAAAGCCCAGCCAGGATACGCATACGGAGTAAATGTGTTTTACCATTTTGTCTAGCTGCAATAATAAGGTTAGTCTTATGTTGAAATGAGCCGTCTTCTTTAATCTTGCTTGACTCGAGGATTACATTTTCTTGCCAAGGCAGTAAAGGCATCCCAATCTGTTTGGCAAACTCAACAACTTCGTGACCTTTAGTTTGGCTCGCTATTGGTGTGGTCTGTAGTCTCGGTTCTGAGTTGCCGTAATGCTTCAAGTGGGTCTTCACCAACTTCTAATTCAGGTTTCTCTTTACGACCAAACAAACTCAACCCATACTTATCCAAAATCTGTTGCAACTGTCCCATATACTTAACTTCTTCAATAGGTTTCAATGTTCCACCATCAAGAACACCAGCTAAAGTAAACGCCATAGCCATACCAGCAGCGTCTAAGTCTGAGATAATGCCCTGACGTAACGCTTCGTCGTGTGCCCTATCTAATGCTGGCAGAATTCTGTGCTTTTCTTCTTTAATCATTACAACTAACTCCTTTAGGTAATTCAAACGGCGTTTTAAGTTCTTTTGGAGAGAAAGAAGT